GGTCTGATACAGGCTAAAATGGGCGCTGGCGAGGACATCAAGGCCACAACCGGCCAGTATGATGCGTCGCTGGGTCAGCAAGGCAACGAACGGTCTGCAAAAGCTATCGTCGCACGCGAAAAGCAGGGCGATGTTGGCACGTATCACTACGTTGACAACCTTGCGCGGGCAATTCGCTACATTACGCGCCAGATTGTCGATATGATCCCTAAAATCTACGACACACAGCGCATTGCACGCATCATTGGTGCTGATGGCGAAGTCAGCATGGTCAAAATGGACCCGTCGCAGGAAGAACCAGTGCGTGAAGTGCGCGATGCTGAAACCGGCGGTTTGATCGAAAAGATTTACAACCCCGGCGTTGGTACATACGACGTTATGGTCACTACTGGCCCCGGCTACATGACCAAGCGTCAAGAAGCACTTGACGCCATGAGCCAGATTCTGCAATCCAACCCACAACTTTGGGCTGTTGCAGGCGATTTGTTCATTAAGAACATGGATTGGCCCGGCGCGCAGGAAATGGCGGAGCGGTTCAAGAAAATCCTTGATCCTAAAGTACTTGCTACAGGCGATGAGTCACCTGAAATGGCTGCTGCACAGCAGCAAATGGAAGTTATGGCGCAAGAACTGAACCGCATGGTCGATATTATCGAAGGCGTGCAGGCTGACGTTGCGAAGCGTGAAGTAGACATTAAGGAATACAAGGCACAAGTAGACGCCTACGACGCGGAAACAAAACGTATCAGCGCGATGCAAGCGGGGATGACAGAAGAGCAAATTCAGGATATTGTCATGGGTACGATTGCAGGCGCGTTAGATACAGGTGATTTAATTAGCGGATCACCTGAAATGCGTGAGCAACCTGACATGACCGAAGAAATGCCTCCGCAGCAACCAATGCCAGAAACGGGCGGTATGCCTGAGATGCCACCTGAAGGAATGATGTAATGACCATAAGCCTCAAGCATACCTTTGCGTCCGCTAAAACTGACAGCGCCGACGCAACGCTTGTCCAGCCATCCAACTGGAACCAAGAACACGTATTGACCGCGGCTGCGGGTAAAGTGCTTGGCCGCGATACGTCAGGCGCCGGCGACGTGCAGGAATTGCCTATTTCCGTTACGTCTGCGGGCAATGTTACTATACCTAATAACTTTGCCGTCACAGGCACACTTGGCGTTACAGGCGCTACAACACTTGTTAATCTTGGCGTTACAGGCACTACAACGCTTACCAACGCGCTTACTGTTGCAAACGGCGGCACAGGCGCCGCGACGCTGCCCGCTAACAACGTCCTAATTGGCAGCGGCACGTCGCCTGTAACTGCTATTGCGCCGGGGTCATCGGGCAACGTTTTGACCAGCAACGGTACAAGCTGGGCATCTACCGCGCTTCCATCGAACGCGGTTGCGTATCCGCAAAACAGTCAATCCGCTAACTACACGCTAGTAATTGGCGATGCAGGCAAGCAGATATTTCACCCTGTAGCTGACACTACTGTCCGCACGTACACCATACCATCAAACGCCAGCGTTGCGTTTACAATTGGTACGGTGGTGTTGTTCACGGTTGAGAACGGCGGTACTGCCGTTAATGTGGCAATTACTAGCGACACGCTAGTTAATGGCAACGGCCTTACAGGCACTCAAAGTGTACAACCAAACAACACGCTTATGTGCGTTAAAGTCACCGCAACAAAGTGGATGGCTAACTATCTTTATCAACAAGATGCACGAAGCCGTAATCAACTTGCCGTATCGTACTCAGGAACACCTTTCGTCACAGTATATGATTGGGCTAGCGGCACTGGGTTTGGCGCTAAGTATGCTAATCCTGCTACAACACCCACGGGTACTGGCATCTCCGTAGCTTTTTCTCCCGCTGGCGACGCTATTGCTGTAGGGCATACTTCATCACCCTTCGTTTCCGCTTACCCTTGGAACGTCAGCACTGGCTTCGGTACTAAATACACCAATCCCGCTACACTACCCACTGGTAGTGGAACTGGCGTAGCGTTTTCACCCCCTGGAGATGTGTTAGCAGTAGCACATAGTACAACCCCATTTATCTCAGCCTACCCTTGGTCTAGCAGTACGGGTTTTGGCACTAAATACGCCAATCCCGCTACACTGCCTACAGGTAATAGCACCGCCGTAGCTTTTTCTCCTGCTGGCGACGTTATTGCTGTAGCGCACAATACAACACCTTTTGTTACAGCATACCCGTGGAACGTCAGCACTGGTTTTGGCACTAAATACGCCAATCCCGCTACACTACCCACGGGTACTGGCAGTGGCGTAGCTTTTAACCCTGCTGGCACTTCTATCGCTGTAGGGCATACTTCATCACCCTTCGTTTCCGCTTACCCTTGGAACGTCAGCACTGGCTTCGGTACTAAATATACCGATCCAGCTACACTACCTACGGGTAATGGCTTTGGCGTAGCTTTTTCGCCTGCGGGTAACGCTATTGCTGTAGCACACACCGTATCACCCTGTATCTCTACATACCCTTGGAGCAGTTCTGGTTTTGGTACTAAATATACCGATCCAGCTACCGTGCCTCCAACTACTAGCCGTAGCGTAGCTTTTTCGTTTGCGGGCGATGCTATTGCTATAGTGTCTGACGACACACCTTTTGTTTTGGCGTACCCTTGGTCTGCGGGGGGTTTTGGCACCAAATATACCAATCCAGCTACACTGCCGGTTAGTATAGGCTTCGGCGTAACGTTTAATGCGTCATTTTAAGAAAGATATTACATGATTTACACACAACTCAGCGACGGTTACAAATACGACACACTTGCGGATGCTGTGTACGCCCGTGAGGTTGAATATTTTCACTACGACTTTGACCGCAAGAACTTTGAGTATCTGCTGGCAAACGCTACAGACAACGAGTTTGCCGCCAATGTAGCGGAAAGACTTAATGATACGCGCAAACAGATGGGCAACGTGTTGGCTATTATAGATGCGCTGAAAGAACAGATCGAAGACCAAGCTGCATACGATGCGGCTGTTGTACGTGTAACCGCCAAGCGGGAAGCAAAGGAAGCAGAATAATGTGGTATGTCCAAGCCCAAGGCGACACCTTTATACGGCACATCTTTGATGTCGAGCCGACGCAGTGGGATGCGGACAACTATTGCTATGCCCGCCGTTTGACTGAAGAACAAGTCGTACATTTTGGCGTACACAAGAAGCAGATCGTCACACCGCCTTATCACGATGCAGCCACGCAGAGTCTTGATGAAGGCCCAGCCCTGCTGATCGACGGCGTTTGGACACAGAACTACATCGTAACGGACCTTAGCGCAGACGAGTCAGCCGCAAAGGTTGGCGCGCAATGGAATGTCATTCGTGCGGAACGTAACAAGCTGCTGGCTGAATCCGATTGGACGCAGCTACCTGACGCTTCGGCAGACGCTCCTGCATGGGCTACATACCGCCAAGCATTGCGCGACATAACCACGCAAGCTAATCCGTTTACTATCGTTTGGCCCCAAGGACCATCGCAATGAAATGCGCTGACTTCGTAGGCACACTGTTTCTTGCGCGCGATGTAGCCCATTCGACGCACTTGAACACACGCAGCTTTGCCAAGCACTCTGCTTTGAACACTTTCTATGATGAAGTGATTGAACTAGCTGACAAATTTGCTGAAGCCTATCAAGGCAAATATGGCCTAATCGGCCCTATTTCGCTTATGTCAGCTAAGAAGACAAACAATATTGTTGCGTTTCTTGAAGGTCAGGTAGACGAACTTGAGGAAATGCGGTATAAAGTCGTTGATAAGGATTGCACCCCAATCCAAAACATTATCGACGAGATTTTTGGGTTGTATTATTCAACCTTGTACAAATTGAAATTTTTGGCTTAGGATAATACATATGGCTGCTACTTTTGTATCTTTGAGTGCTACCGCACAAGTCAAGGTTGGTCTTGGTAAACTGAAGGGTATTTTTGTATCTTCAGGTACCGTTCCAACTGTCGCTGTTTACGACAGCGCAACGGCGTCTACCGCCGATCCAATTATCTTAAACACTTTCACGTCAGCTACCCCCGGTAACTATGTGTTCACCGGCGACGATGGCGGCGTAGGTTTTAGCAAGGGTTTGTATGTCGTTCTTGGCGGCACAACACCCAAGGCAAGCATTTTTTACGAGTAAACCTTACTCAAAAAACCGTACTGATGCGGCACATCAGGAACTCCATAGGAGTTAAACATGGACGAAACAGTCCCCAACGTAGCGGATGCCTCCGCGCCAGAACTCGAAGCCACGGCAGCAATCGAGCCTGTAGAAAACACGACGCCGGAAACGCCTGCTGAACAGGAAGCAAATAAGTCCTTCACACAAGAAGAACTTGACGCAATTGTTGGCAAGCGCCTCGCAAGAGAACAGCGCAAATGGGAGCGCGAACAGGCTCAAAGAGCAGAGGAAGTCCAAGCCCGCCAGCAAGCAGGCTATGATATTACCCCTGATCAATTTGAGACATATGAAGATTACGCAGAGGTTTTGGCCGAACGTAAAGCTGAAGAATTGCTGGCACGGCGAGATACTGCCCGTCAGCAAGCTGAAATGCAGGATGCCTACCATGATCTAGAAGAGGCGGCGCGGGACAAATATGATGACTTTGAACAAGTCGCATACAACCCCAACCTTCCGATTACCGATTTCATGGCGCAAAGCATCCAAGCGTCAGACGCAGGCCCAGACGTTCTATATTATCTCGGCTCTAATCCGAAAGAAGCTGATCGTATTGCCCGTCTAGCGCCAATTTTGCAGGCAAAAGAAATTGGAAAACTTGAGGCTTCATTGTCCTCAAATCCGCCGGTTAAAAGAACTTCAAACGCCCCGGCTCCGATTGCGCCTGTCACAGCACGTTCTACTGGGTCAAACCAGTTTGACACAACTGATCCTCGTTCGACTAAGTCAATGACTACGTCGGAATGGATCGAAGCAGAACGTATGCGGCAGATCAAGAAGTACGAGGCACAACGCAACAGATAATTTGGGATTATTACCATGTCTAACTCGATTTTAACAATTGACATGATCACACGGAAGGCTCTCGAAATCCTTGAGAACAACCTTGTGCTCACACGTAACGTAAACCGCCAGTACGACGATAGCTTTGCTGTCGAAGGTGCTAAAATTGGCTCAACCCTGCGTATCCGTCTTCCAGACCGTGCGCTTGTAACTGACGGCGCAGCCCTTCAGGTACAGGATGACAACGAGCAGTTCACAACTCTTGCTGTTTCCACCCAGAAGCACATCGGCGTCAACTTCACGACTGCTGAATTGACGATGCAGCTTGACGATTTTGCAGACCGCGTTCTCAAGCCACGTATCTCGCAGCTTGCTGCCAGCATCGACGCTGACGTTGCCAACTCGTATCTGACCATCGGTAACACTGTCGGCACGCCCGGCACTACGCCATCGACTTCGGCTGTTCTTCTTGCTGCACAGCAGAAGCTAAACGAAGCTGCTGCTGTAATGTCGCCACGCTATGCGACTGTTAACCCAGCCGCTAACGCTGGTTTGGTTGAAGGTCTGAAGGGTCTATTCAACCCAACCGACACGATCAGCAAGCAGTTCAAGAACGGCATGATGGGTACAGGCGTACTTGGCTACGACGAAATCAATATGTCGCAGTCAATCAAGCAGTTCACCACTGGTTCGCGTACTGCAACTGGCGGCACGACTTCGGCGGCTGTTACTACTGAAGGTGCAACAACCATCGCCATCACCGGCGCTGGTGCATCGGCAACGGTTAAGGCTGGCGACGTTTTCACTGTAGCTGACTGCTTCAGCGTTAACCCACAGACCCGTGAAAGCACAGGTTCGTTGTTCCAGTTTGTTGCAACTGCTGATGTCACACTTAGTGGCGCGGGCGCGGGTAACATTACTGTTTCACCGATCTATTCGGCTACGCAGGCACTTGCTACCGTTAACTCGCTGCCCGGCAACTCGAAGGCAATCATCTTTGTTGGTACGGCTTCTACGCAATACGCGCAGAACCTTGTATACCACAAGGACGCTATCACCTTCGCAACCGCCGACCTTCTGCTCCCACAGGGCGTAGATATGGCTTCGCGTCAGGTACACAACGGCATCTCGCTCCGCGTTGTTCGTCAGTACGACATCAACAACGACCGTCTGCCTTGCCGTATTGACGTTCTGTACGGTTATAGCACGATCCGTCCGCAGATGGCTGTCCGGATGTGGGGTTAATCTAATACCGGCCCTCGGTTCGCCGGGGGCCAACTATCTTAAAGGATTTTTAATATGCCTACTTTACCTAATGGCGCTGGCGGCTATCAACTCGGTGACGGCAACCTTACCGAAGTTAACCTGACCACGTCCCCTGTTGCTACTGCATACACCGCAGCAGCTACCCTAACTGCTGCCGATTTGGGCGGTGGTCTGGTTGTCTACACTTCTGCAAGTACAGCCGACCTTACACTCCCAACGGTTGCTATTGTTAACGCAACCATCAGCAGCGCAAAGACAAACT